GTAAAATAATAATCCCTTGTAAAAGGAGTGCCTGCTGCTTCAAAATTAAATTGACCATAAACATCTTTTGTAAATGTTTGTGGGTAGGTGAAGGTAGCAGCTATATTACCTAATTGTTTTTCTAAATTTTCAGTCATTTCCCCTTGTTTGTAAGAGGCACTAATATTTTTTATTAGTTCAAACTCAAAAGTAAAAGCACCTTCACTTATATCAGGTACACCACCAAGTATTTCTCTAACTGTATCAAAGGAAGCTTTAGGATTTAAAGGCAATCCAGCTATGTATCTATATATTAAATCACCTGTTAGAAGATTGATAGCAAATGGGCCAGCCATACGACTAAGATCAGTCTCGCCTCCATCATCTGAAACTAACTTATCAAAGTCAATCAGGCCTCCTTTTTGTGCTGCATAACCAGTAGCACCCATGACCATCATAGCACCTGTAAGCTGCCTTGCACCACGATCTAAGTTTGTTTTAAAAGGATCACCACCAAAGAGTTTTGACTTGTCTCCACCTATACCCTCATAGTCAGGGTTATTAAATCCACCTATCATTTCATCAAGCTTTTTCATACCACCTGTTGCAGTACCTATAATGCTATAGTCATTAGCATACTCTAAATGATTTGCTATGTACCGTGGAAAGGGTGTATCTAATCCAACAGAAATAAGGAAGGGATACTTATGATGTAGCTTTTGCAAGTTTCTTGCACCAGCACCAAACAAAGAAGTGTCTTTCTTAAAATCTTTTTGAAAAGTAAATCGTTTAGCTTCGTTTATTGCAAAGGCTAATGTATCTTCAGGTAAATCTTCTAGCCTCATAGGTGCACCATTATCTTTTCGTGCAGCTAAAAACTCTCCTAGACTACTACCTTGTTCCCTTAGCTTACGATCTAATGAACCATACAATGCTGCCTCTTTAAATACAGAGTCAGTTGCAATGTTTAATGTGTTAAAAAACTTACCTATTCTAGGTAAGGTACTTGACGCATTAGCAAAGTCCATTGATCTAGTTGTTTCATAAAACAAATCACGAAATGCTAGTGGTGCTTCCTCTTGCAACAAACCTTTTAAAGCTATAGACTCTGCCTTACTAAAAGATAAACCACCTAGAATAGATGTCGTACCTTTAACCCAACCTCTCCTTACAGAGCCATCAGGCATAGTTTCTCCGACAGTACTTCTAATTACATTTTTCCAGAATTGATCAGAGATATCTACTCCTAAATTAAAAACACCTGTACCTACATTAGCAGCAGTAGTACCTAGCTGTGAGGTCATAAAGGCAATACGTAAAGAGTCTGCTTGCCTAGCACCTTCTACAACACCTTCAACAGCTTTAGTTCCTATGTTAGGTTTCTTAGGAGTACCTACAACTTTTCCTCCCACAGTTTTAAATATTTCTTCTGCTTCAATATCAGTAATACTAGAAACATTAGCTTTAGATAACACATCCATGTTTAGTAATGCTTGTTTAATTGCTGACCCTGACTGCAAGACTTTACCAGCACGTGATAAGTCAGACAAAAAGATATAAGAGAATTGTTCATTACTAATATTATATTTATTTTTAATTGTCTCAAGGGCTGGGGTATCTATCTTACCATCAGCAATAGCTCTAGCTAATACAGTAGAAATTCTTTCTCCGGGGTTCATCTTCAATGTTTTTTTAATATCAAGAGATGCACCTACTACACCTTTAATAGTATCTAAGCTTAGTGAGGTTGTTAGCTCTTGATTAATTTCAGATGATAGAACAAGGCTTCTTAGCCCATCACCTAGTGCAACTAAATCTTCATCTAGTTTATCTAGCTTAACCCCTTCTTCTTTAGCTTTAAATAGTGATGCTACTTGAACTATATCATCAATAGATTCAGATAATAAATCAGGTTTAGCTTTTGAAATAGTTATATTTGCTGCTTCTAATGCTATCTTTCTTGTGTTTTCTCCATCCTTTACACTCTCGTACATAAGGTCAATGGCCCTATTGTTAGATTTATTATCAAGGAATCCAAAGAAAGAACCTACTGATGCTCCTAGTGTGCCATCTATAGTAGCATCTATAATAACATCCCCTGCACCATACTCATAACCTTCTACTACTTCTTCTCTTGTTTCATTCTCTGCATAAGAAGCACCAGCACCCATAGTACCCTCAAAAGCAAATGCTTTGACTCCATCTTTAAGAGCTTCAGTACCTAAATTCTTTTTAAGTGTTTCTTTTATTGCAGTACCTGACACACCTTTACGTAGTTGACGAGATATTTCAGCACGTATAGCTAGTTGTGTAGCTTTCTTAGAGAGTTGAGCAGCTATCTTAGTGCCAACACCAAAGCCCATTGTACCTACCGTAGCTAACGTAGAAGGAGAGCTTGCAAAAGCCCTTCCATAGTCCCATGCACCTTCCCAAAAACCAGTACCACCACCCTCACTAACATCATAGGCTGACATCAATCTACCAAAAGCTTGCTTGCCCTCGTTAAATTTGTTGTCTCTATTAATAATTACAGGGTCTGTTTGATTACTAGGAGTCATGTAATTTCTTTTTACATACATCAAGTCTTTTACTGCTGTGGTTTCATTCATGTTTTGAAACCGCATATGTTCTACAAAGTTATCAGCTAACCCTTCAACACCTAACTCATTTATTTTTTTTGGTGAATAGTTATACCTACCGCCAGTAAAAAATTTTTCAAGATCAGTTTGAAAAGTTTCGTCTTCAACTAAATCCATAAAGTAGTTATCTTGTGCAGCATCTACGTACTGTGCCATCAATTAGTTTCCTCTAATTTTATTGTCCGGGTAGTGCAGGATTAGTTTCATTTGGAGGTAAAGGTACAATAGGTCCGGGTACAACAGTAGCTGGAATAAGTGATTCCCATACATCAGTAGTGTTTACATTATCTGGGTCCATGAGGTTTGCTTTATAAGCATCTGCAAAATTATCTTTTGCCCATAGTGCACCATAATTTTCATCAGCAGAACCAAACGGATTGTTTGTTTTATTCACTAAAGCTGGACTTAAACCTTCCATAACTTCTATTGCTTCTGCTACTAAAGTATCTCTACTTAATGTATAACCTAAATCTGATTCATATTGTATAATATTCTCTGTTATTTTACCTAACAATGCATTAGCATCTTCATTATCAAATGCTACATAGCTATCATCACCTGTACCTACATTGATTCTGTCTATATCTAAGATAGCTTCTAATTGTACTGCTAATCTGCTTTGAATAGACCTTTTATCTGACTCTGATATTTTTTGTCCTTTAGTAGGGTCAAAATCAAAAGGGTTTACATTTGTAAGTTTTTTAGTTGATGAAGGTGAAAGTTTTTCAATAGCTTGGCTAAAGGAACTTTCATCTGTAGCAGAAACAGAAGCTAATAATCCTTGCAGTTGTTCATCTTCTGTCACATAAGAATTACCACCTAAACCTTCTTCTATAGCTGCAGTAAGTTCTGCATCATTATCAACTCTAGTTTGTACATATGTATCTAACATACTTAAATATTCAGGATTAAGTTTTTCATTTGTTTGTAAATCAGTTACTCTTGCTATAACATTTTCTAATTGCCCACTTCTTTCTAAAGCAATAGCTGTTTTTTCTGAAAGATTAAAGTTATCTGTAGCCATAAGGATTCTTGCATCTCTAGCTTTACCTTTTTTTCTTCGGGTATCCATTCTTTTAATAAGCTCTGGTAAAACTATCTCTTTAGTTTTCATTAACTGATTAGCAAGAAATTCTTTTCTTTCTTTTTCTGCTGCAGTTCTTTCAACATCATACTGCCTAACGCCACCCCAAAAACCTAATGCCATCTAACTATCCTCTCGCCATAAGACCCTGACGTACAGGCTCATCTTTTTCTACAGGTTCTTCTGTTTCTATTTCTTCTATTGCATCTATCGGTGCAAACATATTAGAACTGTCAGGTCTATCTTCTCTAGCCCTTTTAGATAGTTCAGCATCTGAAGTATCTAAGTCTTCTTTTTCATCACCCTTAACGTAGTCAACACCTACTGCATCAGCAACATTAATAATAAAACTCTCAAGTGTTTTCTGGATAATAAGACTAACATCTACACTGTGTACACCTTCAGCAACACCACCTCTTAGCATACCTTGAATTAAAGTTTCAACACTCATGCCTTGTTCAAGCAATCCCATAGCACCATCTAAAACTTCAGCATCATTGAGGTGGTTCATGTACCCCATTAATACTTTTTCTACTGCGTCCTTACCCTGTATTTCAGACGGACGTTCATAGGGTGCATTACCCGGTTCTCTTAATAAAGATTGTCCGGGGATAGGCACTGTGTTTTGAGGCAGGTCTATTTCTTTATCTAGTGCCACTTATTTATTCCTTCTTTCCATTAATGAATCAGAGTTAAAATCAGGAAGCATTACTAATTCTGCTTCAGCTAATCTCCTATTTTTATTGATACCATCATTATCTTTTGCTAAAGACCTAATAGCTGCAGATATTTTTTCTGTATTACCAGTATTTATTGCGGCCCTAATTCTTTTAGGTACTTTACCATAGTTATAAGTAATAGACATAATAGCACCTTTAGCATTATTACTTAGTCCATCCCAAGAGTCACCTATGTTATTTTTAATAATAGGTAAAAAATCTGTTTTAATTCTACGATCAAGGTCTTGTTTAGCTTGAGCTTCATTTACTCTAGTGTCTTGACTTACAGGAAAAATTTTACCTCTTTCCATATACTTATCACTGCCATAGCCCACTCTCCATACAGGGTTATCTGCACCTTTCTTACGATCATCATAAGGTTTACTTTTAAAACCTTCAAACTTCATCAGTGCTTTAGTGGATACATTAACCCAATCACCACCTGCCATATCAGTAGCACCAAACCCATCAGACCTAGTTACAGGAGTAACCTGTTCTTCTTTTTCTAGTTTTTCCATGATATCAAAAATACTACTTCTCATATCTGTATCTACAGCATTGTTAAAACTTGCCATAGTATTAGGCAAGGTGTCTATAAAAGCTTTAGTTCTGTTAGCTGTTTTAAGGATACTACCTCTTTGATATTGAGGCTGTGTATTACCACGATATGTAAATCCTGATCTGCTTCGTTCTACCATTGTGTTTTCCTAATTAAAAAGGCCAAAAGAATTTCATAAGTTGACTTGTCTTATCTCGTTCTTCTGCATACTCTAGCTGCATTCTTGCCGCATCTTGATCTTTATCTGCGACCATAAGACTAAGTGTTCTATCTTTAGAACTTTCTTCTGAGTTAAAAAACATGTCCATAATGTCTCGTTCTCTCTGCCAAACTTCATCAATACTTTTTGCAGTAAGCCCATTAGTTGTTTTAGCAAACTCCATGTTAGCTTCATTATCAGCAGCAGCATTTAAAGTAGAAGTGTTCTGTCTCCATACAGCATTAGCTTGTGCAATAGCTAAAGAATTAGTAGAATTAAACTGATTACGTTGCTCTTGTAACTTAGCTACAAATTCTGAGTTAGCATTAGTTTGCCCTGCATTAAATTGAGAAATAGCATTAGCTTGTGAAGAATTAAACTGTGCAATCTGAGAGTTTAAGTTAGCTAAGAACTGAGTAGTTTGATTCTCACTAGTAGCATTAAATTGTTTAGCTGCATTCTCTGCTGCAGCATCGGTCAAGATAGTTTGCTGCATTGATTGAGCTTTAAACATTTCTACTGACTGCCTATTAGTTAGGTTAGCCATGTCCATACCTAAGAAGTTCTGAGCATTCTGTACTGCAGCTTGTTGTTGGTTAGTTAAGTTTTGAGTTTCAAGCTGACTAATAGATGATGCTTTTGCCATTACCATAGCTTGATTGTTAGTTAAGTTAGCAATGTTCATACTGTTAGCAGCACGACTGTTCTCTAGTGCTACCTGTTGCTCTGCAGTAAAGTTCATATTTGCTACATCACTAATCTTAGCAGCATTAGAAACTCTTGCTTGGAAGGCTTGATCAAACTCCATACCCATAAAGGTAGCACGTTGTTGTGCTGCAAGCATTGCCCTAGCTTGACGATTGCTAAGGTTTTGCATTTCAAACCCTGCAACAGTCTGAGCATCTGCTGCAGCAATAGGCAGAGCAGACTCCATAGCAGCCTGTACAATGGCTTGTCCTGCCATGCTACTAGCCCCTAGCCCACGTGCAGCCATCTGTGCTGTGGCTGTCCTCATGGCTCCTGCAGCCCATGCTGGTGTAGCTCCACCCTCAAAGTCTTCCATAAGTCCAGTAAGCTGCCCTTGTACTGTAGCTTTATCAGAAGGGCTTGTAGTAGCAGCTTGGATTTGTTCGGTAAACACTGCAGCTTTAGCTGCATCAGCAGCACCTGAAACAAGTTCACCTGCTTGGATTTCTCTTTGAACAGGGTTGTTCATAAGATTAGCTGTACCCTGTGCAGCAGTAAGATTACCTACGGCAGTAGTACTAGGGTCCATTGTTGCTGCTGCAATAGTTCCTTGCTCTGATACTGTACCTTGTTGAGGGGTAATATTTTCTAAAGCTTGACTTGTTTGATCTACAGCAGTCTTAGCAGCAATACCTGCAGCAGTAATATCTGCTGGCCCTGCCATAGGTGTAGCCGTAGCTCCTGTAACAGGTTGAGTAACTACATCAGGTACTCTTCCTGTAGTAGGGTCTATATTAGTGCCAGTAGCATCAGGGTTTATACCACTTACTTGTGCCTTTTGCAATACAGAAGCTGGATTAATAAGAGTATTTCTCATTAGGTCTTCTTGACCTTGAACCATTTGTGTCTGTAAGATACCACTAAGATTAGATAGCTCTGCTTGTGCTTTAGTTATTTCATCTTGTTTAGTTTTTACTGCTGCTGCTATTTGAGGGTTAGCTTGATCAGCAGTAAGGAGATTATTTAATTCTAATTGAAGAGTGCTAATTTTACTTTGCACATTTCTAGATGCAGTAGTAACATCATTACCTACATCTTGAGCATACTGGGTAGCACCAGTAACAGCAGTACCAGCATCTGTTTTTTGTTTATCAACAGTAGCCTCTGCAGCAGTTTTAGCTTCTTCAGTAGCATACTCTTGCCCTGATAACTCTGGATAAGTTGAGGTAAATTTAGGGGGAGGAGTAGGGGGAGGTGTTACTGCAACAGGAGCTGCAGGGGTTGCTACAGGTAAACCTTCATCTCCACCACCACCACCAAAGGTAATACGACTATTAAGTTTAACACTAGGCATAAAGGGATTATATAACATAATTAAAATTCTCTCTTGTGTTCTTTAGTAGGATTAGAAAATCTACGCCAGTGTACCTTAGCATTTCCATATAGTTCTGCATGTTCTTTTCTAACTGAAGTCATCATTGCTTTTGCTTTTCCTTTATTAGATATAAAATCTAAACCCCATAACTGTTTATTTTTTATATCTTTATCTTTATAATCTTCCTCAGTAGGATCATATTTATATTGTAAAAATTTATTTGCTTTTTCTTTTGTTAACCAACACCAAGTTATTAATCCTATAGGTTGATCTTCTTGATAAAAAATTCTAATTCTATTATTATTAATAGGTAAAATTAAATATGTATTTATATCTTCAAGTCTGTACCTACTATAACTATTACTACTAATAAACAACTGTAACCCATCTGCAATAGCTTTACTATTATCTATTATCATTCAAACCCATCTTTTAAACCATCTAGTATATCTTGTACACTTACTTTCTTCTTGGCATTAGGTGTGTACCTGCACGTGTATGTCTTAGGACACTCACTAAACTTAAACATAGGGTAGTGGTAGCCTATTGTACCATTAGGTCCACGGTAAATGCAAACCATTTCTCCCTGTATCTTAACTCTTTTTGCTAAGTGACACTGTACAAACTCAGGGTTACTTAACAGCCCTGCTAACACAAAGGGTAACGCAACAAGATTAACCATTAACTTACCCCTAATATTACTAAGTAGATGCCCCCACCTAGAACACTAATAATACCTAAAGACAAACCACCTATAGCCATATTGTTTTGTATCTGTCGTTTGGCTTCCATTGCTGCATACACAGTCTCTTCACGTTCTTTACGTATCTGTCTACGCATTTGTAACATATCATCATATGTAGAAGGGCCAAACCTCATGTTAAGCATGAACTTTATTTCTTTTTCTTTTTCAAGCAGTGTCTTCTTACGAACAACAAGGTCCATTGCTTCTTGTTCAATGTTGTCACTGCCGTGGGTCTGCTTGTCTAACCATGTAGGGTTCTTACGTTGAGACTCAGCCCTAGTAATGTCAGATACTGCACCGTACCATGCCCCTAGTTGCTGTGATACATCTTGTATCTCACGACCAGCCCCTACAAGCATCTTGACCCCTTTGAAAGCTGCATTGGCTGCAGCAAAAGCTGTGATAGGGTCAATCATTTAATTATCTCTTTGCGTGATTGTTAGCAACCACATTCAATGCTTCCTTAATTGCAGTAACGTTAGCATCAATACGTGCAATCATTACGTCATTCTCATGAATATCATCAGCTAGTCTTGCTGTGCTGTTTTCCATTTCAGATATGTCACTTCTGTTATACTGAATGTCTGACACCATGCCTGATACTGCCCAGACAATAGCAGCACCTTGGGCTAGTAATGCACCTACGATTGTTACTACTGTCCAGTTAATATCCATTAGCTAGGCTCCGTAGGCCAATCACTATTGTTACCCTCCATGTCAGGGTAGTTAATGTTAGGCCAGTTAGAATGGGCAGTAATGTTACGCAAGGCTGTACGATAAGTAACCCATGCTGACGGTACAGAGCCACCAGCTTCTAGTGCTTTAGTTACAACCCAATCACATGCAGCTAGACGTTTATCTCTCTCTGCTCTGTTACGTGTAGCTACTTCAGCATTAGCAGCAGTTACTACAGCAGCCCGTTCATCAGAGGTCATATCAGTTACACGTCTGGTGTAGACTTTGCCGTCTGATAAGTATGGTGTTACACTTTCATTCTTTTGTGTGGCACTGTCGTAAGCTAAGTATTTTACTACTTCCGCACAGCTATTATCTGCAAGCCATGTCGCATCAGGTCCAGCTTTAGGAAAACTAGTGTTGGGAAAGAGAGACTTGTGTTCTGCTATCTCGGATATTGTTGAGCCATCTAATCTTGCTATCTTCATGTCTATTGTCCTTTGTCTGGGAATGCTGCTGACGGTGCTGTGAAATTGCTGGTGTAACGGGCAAAATTGCTGACTCTTAAATCATCGTAATATTGATTATTTCTAGCTACATTAGTGCCGTTTAATCTATATGTTCCAATTTGAATATTTGCAGCACCAGTAAAATTAATAGTATCCGAATAAGTACTTCCTGTTTGTGCGCCATCCAAAAACATCTTTGTTGAACCTGAAGCTCTAGACAAAGCTAAATGATACCATGTCGTATTGGATACAGCATTTGTAGAAGTTATTCTACCTCCGTTGTTAGCAAAATAAATTACTTTTCGACTACTACTGTCCCAATATAAATGTGGCCCTTCAGTCCCTGCATCTGTATTACTAGTGATTTGAGAATAGATAGTACTAGATGCACCCGGATTACCTGCCCAATAAATCCACATTTCTACAGTAAAATCACCTAAGCCAAAAGAGGGGCCATCCGTTGAAATTGCAAAAGCAGTGTCGGGAACATAAAAACTTGAATCGCCAAACTTTTTAACTGTAGTAGAGATTTTAGGACGGGCAGTACTTGTACCATTGAACGTCAGATTATTCTGGGCAGCACTATCAATCGCCTGACCATCTTTCATGTTTAGCAAGACCTTGGTATTAGTGATAGCTGTAAGGGGGGCAGTTGGAACAGTGTATGTATTGCCAGTATATACAGCAGAAGTCACAAGTCTTACGTCAGTCACATAACCTAGTATCTTATTAAGAACACCAACACCAAGCTCCACTGATTGCTCATCAAATAAAGCTGTATTTAAGGACTTCGTTGCAGCTTTTACTCCATTAATATAAATAAACATGTCATCAGAAACTCTAACTAATGCTAAATGATGCCAAGAATTGGCACTAATACCCCCTGCTCCCGTGTCTGGGCCTGAACCACTATTTTGACCATCATCAGTAAATACTTGCCCATTAGTGGATAAAAAACTTAAATGTGCTAAACCATCATCACCACTGGTATTCCCGCCACCAGAAGAACCAGAAATACTAACTGATCCATACCCAGATGTTTGTGTATAATACAGCCAGTATTCCAACGTAAAGTTTTGATTAACTATATCTGCTGCTGTCCAAACTACCCTGAGTGTATCACCACTACCATCAAGGTAAGCACTCGCCCCGTTCACCGCAGGGTTATACACTGCACTAGTCAGGATTGGGCCAAATGCTGTTACGGCTGTATTGCCTACTGGTGTGATTGCAAAACCTGTTGAGGAATTATCAACGAAACGATTTGATTGGCATGTTAATAGTTTGGTATTTGATACGGCTGTTAGAGGGGCAGTTGGGACAGTAATACTTGAGCCACTATACAGAGCCGTACCTTTTAGTATTCTGAGGTTACTTATATGACCATCAAAATTACCACCAGCAGCACTGTAGCTGCCTATCCTTGCTGTACCAGAGTCTGCACCCAGTGTTGCCGTGTTCTGATATTGTTGCACTCTTGTCCCATTTAAATACATGCTAGTGTTGTTGCTACCTGTGCCTGACCTAACTATTGCAACGTGGTTCCATACATTTGTTAATATAGAATTATTGGCACTATGAACTATATTACCACTATTTGCATACCAGCTTATATATCTGCTAGATGAATGAATATATAATTGTGTTGTTCCAGACAAAAAAGTATTAGGGTGTTGAGTATCTTGTACAATGGCTCTTGCATTAAAAAAAAGTTCAAATGTGTAGTCACCATCTAACAACATTGTTGCATCATTAGTAAAAGTTAAGCTATCCCCGTTACCATCAAAGTCCCAACCCCATTCACCCTCTGGCCGAGCAAATGGCCCAAAGGAGCCTTGGGTTACATCGCCAGCCGCAATGACTGTGTAGTTGTTTGTAGAGCCATCATCAAACGCATTGTTTACACCGTTGTTTGCACCCTCAAAGTGACTAAGAAAATTAACACGGTTGAACTGATCGTCTGATGGGCCTGTGTCTGTGTCTGTACCAGCAGCACCCAAAAAGACTTTATTAAACGAATTAACCAATGGCTGTTCCTCCAAGGAAACCATAGTAAGTAGTGCCGCCATCCCTAGTTATGAATCCATAGGCTTGTACTTCATCAGCATTAGCAGCATCAGGTGCAGAACCACCAGCCCAATCTACAGTGTTAGGCCAAGTTAATGTAACAGCAGTGCTGTGTTGAGTTACTATAAGAGTAAAGGCAAATGAAGTCCCACTAGCAGGTGGGTCACTAAATGTAAATGTAGTGTTTTCATCCATCGTAACAGCAAAGTGATTAGCTGAAAGTAAGTCTAAATCAACCGTACCTGCAGCAGTAAGAGATACATATGTCTCTTGGTATGTAACTGGCTTAACTGCACCAGTAGAGTTTAGTGTCATTTTTACTGCAGCTAATTCACTTGCACCTGTATGAAACTCTAATCGTGTAGCATTGTTAGAAGAACTAAAGTTACCTTCAGCAACAGCTTGTACAGCAGCAGCTACAAGTATAGCATCTGTTCCTGTACCCTCATCAGGTGCTTGGAAAGCAAGTTTACCAATAACATCGTTAGCTGCCATATCAGTCTCACCTGTTTGCAAGGTAAGTACGATAGGTTTGTCATCCGCAGTAGCAGTATGTTTTAGTGCTAGTCCAACATCAGCATTGTGTGTAAGAGTAATATCACTGTCAGCACCAAAATGTATTACGGATGCATCACTTAGCATAAACAAGTCATCACCAATAACAGCATCTAAAACTACAGATAAACCACCATCAGTTTGTAAGGAGCCATCTGTTGTACTTGTAGCTGCGGTAGAGTCATCCGTTTTAATAATACCACTAGCAGTTATTGCAGCAGTAGTTAGTGCGCCAGCAACATCTACAACACCACTAAAATCACCAGTAGCTGCATCAATCTCACCTGATATTGTTAAGTTACGAATACCTGTGTAGTCTTTATTAGAATCAAGTATAACAGCTTTAGAAGCAATAGCTGTGCCTACAGCAGTACTGCCTAAGTCTAGTGCGTTTAATTCTCCTACAACTGCAGTAATACCATCTAGGGCATTAAGCTCTGCACCTGTAGAAGTTACGGCTGTTCCACCGTAGTCTAAATTACCTGCAGCAATAGTAATTACACCTGTACCTTTTGGTGTAAGTGTGATACCAATATTAGTATCACCACCTGTAGCTGCAATAATAGGATCACTGCCACTGGCATTATTTGTAATTTCTAGTTCATTAACTGCAGAGCCTGTTGTTTGAAACACAACCAACTCATTGCCATTAGCATCTGCAATAAAACCACCATCAGCAATCTTAGGTGCAGTAAGAGTTTTGTTTGTAAGTGTATCTGAAGATACCAATGACACTAAGGTTGAATTAGCACCCTCTGGTAATAACATAGTGTTTGTAGCACTTGCTGAGTGAGGTTGAGATTTAAGTATCTGCCCATGTGAATTAGACTCACAATTTAATTGTATTGCACCTGAATTGCCAGAACCCCCCGGTGATATAACTTTAACAATACCAGAACCTTTTGCTAATAAGTCTAAATCAATATTAGTATCACCACCTGTAGCCGACAATTTAGGGCCATTACCTGAAGCAGCATTTGTTACATCAAATTGATTTACCGCAGAGCCAGTTGTTTGAAAAATAATTTGTTCATTACCACTTTCATCAGCAATAAAATGTGCATCATCAATTAAAATGTTTTGACTGTTAGTGTCTAAGTTCCCACCTAGTTGTGGACTAGTATCTTCTACAAGATTAGAGATAGCACTATCTGAAGCAAGTCCTGCTGTTAATGTAGACCTAGTAATTTTTTTAAGTCCACCACCAGAAGCATCTATTGCTAATAATATATCACCACTAGCAGCAGTTCCTATTTCTGATAAGTCAGTTATTACAGTAGGATTAAAGTTTGTACCGTCTGCAATAAGTAAAGCCCCAGCAGTATTAGTATTCATTATTAGGTCATCACCAGTAATAGTAAGATCACCGCCTACTACTAGGTTTCCTGATACATCCACAGCACCGTTAATATCAACAGTAGTAGCAGCAATTTGCACCTCAGTATCTGCAATAATATCTAGCTGTCCATCTGCACTAGAATTAATAGACAAACCAGTATCACGAAATTGTATCTTTTTATTTGTAGCCACAATAGTATCTGCTGAAATATTAGCAATATCAGCAGTGTCTAAGAAAGCAGTGCCATCAATATAAATATCTTTAAACTCTAATGCATCTGAGCCTAAATCTACATCATTGTTTGTAGTAGGTAAAATAGAACCATTATTAAAAGTAAGTTGTGTTTCACCACCGTTAGTAAATGTAATAACATCAGAACCACTAAAAGTAATACTTGTATTTGTATCAGCATCACCTGCAATACTGTCTAGTTGTAATGCACCAACATTTGAAAGTGCAGCATCACCAAAGTCTAAAGCACCAGCAACAGTTAATGTTCCTGATATATCAACATTACCATTAATGTCTACAGTAGTAGCAGCAATCTGTACTTCTGTGTCTGCTACAATGTCAAGCTGACCGTCAGCACTAGAGTTAATAAAAAGACCAGTATCCCTAAACTGAATCTTTTCTGCTGCCGAAATAAGTAGATCATCAGAAAACTCAAAGTAATCCTCATCCTCCATCCACTTCAATACACCATCATTACTCTCACCATCAAAGGTTACTGTAATGTCTGTACCTGAAGTACCATTACCAAATGTAAGAGAAGTACCAAGTAACTTAGTAACAGGTCCACCCTCTGCAGTAGTGCCATCATGTGTGTGGCCTGTACTTGCTGCAAAGGCTGCTAGAAGCTGGTCAAATTCATCATTGGTGTGATCTGACGTAATGGTATCGCCATCTGCGTATGTTGACTGTCTTGTATATGTAGCACCCATTTAACGTCTTGCTCCTAATTGATATTCTAACTGAAACCCTTTGAGTGAGTAGGGGTTGGTTAATCCGTCATCTTCTACTTTTAATGTTACAGAAAAACCCGAACCTTCTACAGACTGTCTTACAAGTGGTTCTGCACCACCCCCATAAAGAAATTGAGTTGTGCTAGAAGTTGTACTATATACTGCACTACCATATGCAGCAGCTAATTGACTTGTATCAAATGGATACACAGCAGGTCTTGAAGAGTTTCTATCTTCGTTATCATAACGTACAAACAAATCGGCGTCAATAGTGCCTTCTGGTTTATAGTTAATAATAACACGTTGCATATGTTTACGTATGCCGGGATCACCAAAAGCCATATCAGGGCTTCTATACTTACCCTCTATAACAGTTCCATCAAAGGTATTGCCAGCTTCTTGTCTTTGTATAAATCCATTAACGTCACCGTGTAATACAAATACGTCACCTGCTATAATATGTGTGTCAGTACAAGTTGTTTGTAGTCCAAGTATTTCTGAAAACTCAAATGCTTCTTTCTTTAGTACACATATAGCACCCTTTGAAAGAACAGCATTCTGTCCATCTTTATTAAAAAATATTCTATACTGTGTTTTATCTGGTATAACTACACTGTCAAAAGATGCAGCATCACTAATGTTTTCATCAAATACAGACTGAATATTTTTACTAATAGTACCTAGCTCTGTATCACCAATACGTGCAGTAGCAGCAACAGTACGCAGCCCATCAGGACCAAGAAAAATTAAGTCACCTGCAAATTCCTGTACGGTAAAGCTATTGATACATCCAATGTTTCTTGTTACTGGTTGTACTGCAAAGTCACTAAGTGTTGATCCTGTAAGTTTAAATATTCTATTCTCACAAAAAATAAACAAACTGTCACGAAAGACTTTAAGTGCAACTACTGTATCATCAACTTTAATGCTACCAGCACCGTCACCTGCATTAAATCCATCCTCATCAAAGGGTTCACTAAACACTATTTCTTGTGGTGTAGTAGACTTACCTGCATAGAACATATGGTTTCTATATGCTGCTACAACAGTAGACCCTGCCACAGCACTTGCACTAACATCAGAAGCAGTCATAGAAGAATTAAATATTACAGGGGCATTAGCACCATCTACACAAATAAGTTTCTCTGTGCCAGAAAAGTTGTATCTTTCAAAGTGATACTTAGCAGCATTGGTTCTGCCTGTGTCTCTTTCTGTCCAAGCCTCAGATAATACGTTACCTTTTGTGTGTGCTGCAGCAGTAGTGCTTGACGTTGCCCTAGTTACACCTGTAAAAGCTGTAGCTGATATACCTGTATAAGTAAATATTTCTGAGTTAATTTGCATTGTACCACTAGAAGAAAAACCTGTAGTAGACTTTACTGTAATACTACCAGAACCTGTCATACCTGTACTAGATGCAATAGCAATGTTTACTTCAGTAGAGGCAGCACTAAATATTTTTTCACCCCTAGCAGCTATTACTTTATCTGCAAAGTTTACAACCATCAAAGGTTTTTCAGAAGTGTTGCTTGTTGTAGGAATAGCTTGATTGACAAACTTACGATAGCCATCAATCCTACGATAACCACCCTGAATGTCAGGCTCAAAGTTTAATAACTCTGTAGCTTCTCCCGGTTGCATAATAAAACTAGAACGGTTTAAAACTAAACCGCCTTCACAGTTAAATGCTACTGGTTGTACTTGTGAGCTATCAGGCATTAAATAATACCAGACATAAAGTTAGCAGAACCTCTTGGGTTTAATACTACTGTTGATCTAATATATTCATACTTATTAATAAGTAAACTTTGCATATTTTTAATACCTTGTTCAAACCTAGTAAAGTTTAATTGATATTGTTGAGTTTCACCACGATATTGATACACAAAAGCTGAAGCACCATCTACAATAACAGGGGCAAATCTTTCAGGAATACTTGTTGTGTCTCCATGTGCAGATAAATCTGAAGGGAATGTATAAAAATCAAAAGTTAAAATGTATTCTTTATCAGGAAAGGGAAACAGTAAATAGTTATTATCAGGTGTACGTACAATATTTCTAGGAACACCACCATTGTCAAACTGTGCTACAAATACATCATCTGCATGTATAGCAGCAGTAGTGCTATTAACACCACGTGTACACCCTGTCAAATCATTACCTGATATGGCAGTGTACGTTACTTGCTCACCACCAAGATGTATAGTACCAGAAGCATCAAAACCTGTAGTAGATGTAAGTGTTAATGTTGTTACAGATGCAGAGTGAGAACCGTTTAAAGTAGTAGAAGTTACTTCATCTTCTTGATTAGCATATTCGTTTTGTATGTATTCATTATAATTTAAAGTAGTAAGATTATTACCAGAAGAATTTAAATCAGTACTTTTTTTAATTCTTGCTGTATTATAGTCTATAGATTTAGTACTAGTAGGTACTGCATATCTAACTTTTCCGGGAACTAATGTAGAAGTATTAGTAGAATGATTAAAAGAATAACCAAACTCTCTTTGATTGATGTAACGTATTGCTTCATTAACAGCATTTTTACATTGAGTTTGTACACCCCTAGAACTTGTAAAGTTACTAGAAGTAAGCTCTACTTCATTCATACGTGTAATAACACTATTAGATAATGAAAGAAAAGTAAGAGCCATTATGTTTCCTAAATAAATCTTTTATGCCCCAAGAATTTTTTGTTGCATAAGTTTGATACACTAATGGGGCCAGCATATAGCCAGCCCCAAAGTATGTAGGTTTATTACAGTAGATCACGTTGAGCTACTGCAGCCTCAGTGTGAGCAGCAGAAACATCTGCAATTACTGCATAGACACGTAGGCGTCCAGTTGCAGCAGCAGCACCAGCAATAACAACATCAATGGTATCTGCAGCACCAACACAAGCAAGTGCTTCAGCAGCAAATGTAGATGCAGCACCTGTATTTACAATGTTAGCTTCACCGCCAGAACCTTTTACAAGGTATGTACCAGCAGCAGCATCTAGTGCAGCACCATCAATGATGTCATCGCCACCACCAAAGTCAATATTACAAGTACAACTTGCAGTAAAAGACTTCATAATTTCCGCACCAGCAGCAACTACCACTGATTCAGCAGGAACTTCTAAGAGTTGGAAAATGTCACCATTAGCAACGGTAGCACCTGCAGCAATCATAGCATCAATATCTAAAATTGCTTCAATAGTACGAACCACATTACCGACTACTGTTGGAACAGCAAGAACATTTGCCCCAACACCAGCAGTATCAATGGAAGTCATGTCAAACGTAGCCATATTATATTACTCCCTTATGCTGCGTTGTAACGGGCAGTAACGATTGCTTCTGGACGAAGAATCTTACGACCGTATAGATGCATACCACGAACAATGTCAGC